TCATAACCCGAAGGTCGTAGGTTCAAATCCTACCCCCGCTACCATTAAATCCGCATTTATGCTGCCAGGCGGCAAAAGTGCGGTAAGGCCTAAGGAATAGTCGGCCCAGAGAAACTGCCCCGATTCGTCGGGCAGCATTTTGATCCGTTCATTGCCCAATATGCCCCGCAGCTCCTCCCGGCCTCGATCCGGGTCCTTTTCCATGAGCACCTGGTCCACGGCGCCCACCATCTCAAGGTAGCGTTTGCGGATGTTGGGAACCAGCAAGGTCGGGCGCTTCGCCGGCTGAGCCGATTGCACGCGGGCAAGTTCCGCCTCTGCAGCCTGGAGCCGCTGTGCGAGCGCTGGGGAAGTGCGCAGCAGACCCGCACCGATCGCATCGGCAAAATTCTCGATCTCCCGCTTAAGCTCGAGGATGCGCTTTCCGTGATCGGCCTTGGGCTTCATGGCCGCATTCACGGCCGCTTGTACCCGCCGTTGGAATTCCTCGATCACCGCAGGATCGGCCAAGTCCTCTTTGAACCCTTGCAGCAAGATATCCTGCACCAGCGCACGCGATACATTGATGCTGTTCGAGCACGCCGCACCGTTCCACCAGGAGGCGCAGGCGTAGCAGAAGCGGTTCCTCAACACGAAACTCGCCGCACACACGCCGCACTCAAGCAGACCCGAGAATAGATACTTGCCCGGCCGGCCGGCGCCGGGTGCGCGCTTGCGTATGCCTCCGCGCACCAGCGCACCAATCCCTTCGCTAGTGCGAGTCTGGCGTGCTTTGACGCGATCCCACAGCGACTGCGGGACAATTCGCAGCCGTTCATCCGCACCCTCATGCGCGCTGCCCTTGGCGAGCAGCCGATGCCGGCGCTGGGAGCTATCCGCCGCGGAGCGCTTCCATTCGGATCGGCCCCAGAGCACCACACCCACATAGCGGCGATTGTTCAAGATCCCCGTGCCGCGGTTTACATCGCCGTGGATCGCCGAGGCCAACCATTTGCGATCTGTGCGTCGCTCGGTGCGTTTCCAGTGCGCGCCAGGGGAGGGCACGCCTTCTTCGTTCAAAGTCCCGGCGATGGTGCGCGGGCCAACGCCGTCCGCGTACATCGTAAAAATCCGGCGCACGATCGCGGCTTCGGTCTCGTTGATTTCCAATTGCCCGGTAGTGCCATCACGCGCAGGAATATAGCCAAAGGCGCGCCCACCGGTCGGTTGTCCTGCTATGGCGCGCCCTTCGAGTCCGCGGCGCGTGCGATAGCTTGCCTCGCGTCGCGCGTGCTCAGCCACAGCCTGCTTGATCTGAATCACCAAGCCCCAGCCATCGCGGCGCGTGTCATCGCCCACGCATGTGATGCAGTGGACGCCTAAGTCCTCCAGCTCCGCGGAGCGCGGCCCAAATTCTGCGCGAGAGCGCCAGAGGCGCGAGATGTCCTCGCAAATGATGATATCGAAGCGGTGTTCGCGCGCAGCGGTGAGCATGGCTTGATATGCGGGCCTTTGATGCGTGCCGCCGCTGATGCCTTTGTCCTCGAACCGTGCGACGACTGTAAGGCCCGCTGATTTTGCAACGCGCTCGCATTCCCGGAACTGATCATCGATCGAGGCATCCTTTTGCTTATCGGTCGAGAATCGGGCGTAGAGACAGGCCTTCATTTGTGTTTCCTCGCGCGCCTGACGTGACTGATCAACTCTTCGGGTGTTGCATGCGGGTGCGCTAATTGCGCTAGTTTGATGTCGGCTGCCGCTTTGAATTTGCTTGCGCCACCATGAAGCTTTAGCGCTGCATCCCGCGCACGCTTGGCGCGCTGACGAGCCGCGGCGCCGCCGTCATTTGCGGCCTTCCGGCATTTCTCATCATGGAACACACTTTGCGGCCGGCCCTTCACGGGTTTTTCGACCATGAAGAATTTGCCGCACGGCTCATGCTTACACTGAGCCAGCGCGGCGCGATTCTGCGGGCTCATAAGCAGCGAGAGGATGAGGTTATAGAAGGCCTCGGCCCCAAGGATGTGTGCATGATGCCGCCACTCTGCACCGCCCGGCGCACGCTCGAGGGCGTGCTCCCAATGAATCTCGCTGCTGTTGCTGCACCGACTGATCAAGTCCTCGGAAGGGTGGAGGAGGTCCGGATCACCGGAGGTCGCTGCATAAAGCAGCTTCTTTAATTTCTCGCGCGGCCCATGAAGCGTGGTCGGCCCTAAAAGGACACCTTTGAATGGCTCCTCGGTGCCGATCCTTGTCCGTGGTAGCGGTCTATTGACGAAATTCACCACGTATTCCAGCAGGCCGACAGCGCTCCCCAAGTCATATCCTTTGATGTCCCCGTAGGCTGAAAGGCTCGTAGGCAAGTGATACAGCGCGTTGCTGGCCGCCAGTCCATCGCGTTCTTTTAATGCCGGTTCGTTTGTCACTTTTAAAGGTCGTTTAAGAAGTAGTTGCACGGACAATACCCTATGCCAAGCTCTCGTGCAAGCCCCTATGTCAAAGGAGAACGCGGTGGACGACGCATTTACGGAAACGACGGGATCACTTTCCCGAAAGGCCGGCGTGTTGCCGGAGACAATCCGGGCCTATGGCGACATGCAGTTAATCGAGTGCCAGCGACTCGCCAATGGCAGGAGAATGTTCCGGTCGAGCGCTGTCGCGCAGGTGAAGAAAATATTGGCGGAGCGACTCGCTCGGCGCGGCGGGAATACCAAGCGAGCGCCGACAGCGGCCTGAAATTCATGGCGCTACCCGCCCATCTCGCGAAATATTCCGGAGTACTTGACATCTTTGTCGAGGCGCTGGTCGCAGAGCTTTTGCGGGACGCGGAAATAAAAACGCCCGAGGTTCACGAGGCCTCGGGCGCAAATCTTCTTTCACCAACACTCACCGGATTCCCCACGCAAGGAGCACCCGATGTCGCGCAATCTACCTCAAAAACCCGGCGCAAACAAACCGACCACACCGAAACCGCGCCGTGAAAAATCCGCGCTGAATTATCGAAGGCCGCGAAGTACATGGAACAACTGGGCCTTTTGCCCGCGCCGGCCGGAGCTAAAGCCATGAGCGGATACCGATGAGCGCGGATCGCAGCAAACTTTATTGGGCGCTCCTGACGCACGCGGAACAGGTGAGCGCCATCCGGCGCATGGCGGCGAGCCGCATGTCGGCCGAGACAATTAGCGGCGCCACGGGCTTAAGCGTCGAGGCGATTGCCGCAATCTTGCAGGAGCCGGCGCCGATCCCCACGGGGCCGCCTGAATGCGAAGGGTGCGGGGAATGAGCCAGCGAGCCCGCGCGGTCGTGCCATGGACTTGGGCGCGCATGCTGCGCGATCAGGGTCCGAAGTCCCGAGACTTCATCTGTGCCATGCATACGCTGCGAACTTGGATGGACGATAACGGCTTCGCGTACCCAAACCTGCGGACCTGGGCGGCCGGCGCGCGCATGTCCACCAACACTCTCACCAAGCACTACAAGGCGGCGCTGCGCGAGGGCTGGTTGGGTGTCGAGCGAAACCCTCAAGGCGGCCAATCGTGGAAGCGCAACAGCTACAGAGCGGCGGTGCCCGCTCATATCAAGCTGCCAGAAAAGGATGAACAACTGTCGGACGTGCTCCTCTCTGAATTCGGCGACATCGAGGATCACGAAGAGGAAAGCTGTGTCACCCAGAGTGAGACACCTACAACGCAAACGTGTATCACCCAGGATGAGACACCTTCGGCTACAAGCTGTCTCACCTATACTGAGACACCTTTCGCCGAAACATTGGCCGCAAATGCTGAAGGTGTCTCAAATGGACACATGAAGGTGTCTCACCAAACCCCCGAAGGTGTCTCACTTTACCCCCCAAGGTGTCTCAAAGGTGTCTCACTGGAATCGCGTAACCCATTGCCAGCATTAGAAACGCGTCCGGAAGTTTCTGAAGTTCTTGAAGTTCTAGAAGTTAGTAAGAGAGAAGGGACCGCGCTCACGCGCAGTCCGCGTGTGGGTGAGACTTTGAATGGAAAGCCCAAAGAGCTAGAGGCCTCCAATGGCAAAGACCCGGAGAGAATCCGAAAAGTCATCAAGCATTTTTTGGCGGAAGGCTACAGCGATCAGCAAATTGTCATAGTTGCAAAAGTCAGCATCGAGGAAGTGCAGCAGATGCGAAGGCAGCAGCCCACTTGACGGCGATGGGATACTTCATTGAGTCGCCTGGAATCAGGGACAAGATCAGGACACGGAGGCTCTCGATGAGCGAAAGTGTGGAAGAGGGGGCCAAACCGGTCGCGAGCGACACGAACCCCCGCCAGAAATTTCTCGAAAAGCAATTCCGCAAAGGCGTCAGCGGCAATCCTGCAGGTCGACCGCGCATCGAACCTCGAGTGCGCCGGTACGCGCGCACATATGACCGCGCGATGTGCAAGGTGCTGGCGGAAATTGCGCAGGACGAAAAAGCGCCGGTGAGCGAGCGGCGAAAAGCCGCGATGGATTTGATTGCGGTGGGCAGCGGTCGGCCTGAATTGCTTCAGCAAGTCACCGGCCGCGATGGTGCGCCCATCGGACCATTAGTGAATTTCAACATTGGTATGCAACAGCGCGGGGAGAGGCTGCCGGCCGGCGATGTGTATCGCGCGATGGTGGAGAACCTGATCCCGGCCGATCCAGCGCACGAAGCATTTCAGCGCCCCGCTCTCGAACAACAGCCCGCTGATTGCTCGGAAAAGAACGAAGAATCTTAATGTTAACGCGCCATAACGACCGACGAGAGGTGTTTACAAGCCATGATAACAGGTCTAAAATTGACGCCCTACACACCGGGGATGTTCAACATGGGCGCAGCAATCGGTTACGTGAGAGTGAGCACGACATCGCAGGGTCGTTCGGGGCTTGGATTGGAGGCACAACGCGCGGCAATCGCGCGCTTCGCCCAGGCCGAGGGCCTGGACGTGAAGCAGGTCTTCGAGGAAATCGAGACCGGATCGGGTTCCGATGCGCTCAATCGCAGGCCGCAGCTTGCGGCAGCACTCAAAATCGCACGCAAGGCCAAGGCGCCGGTGTTGGTGGCGAAACTAGATCGCCTATCGAGGGACGTGCACTTCGTTTCTGGATTGATGGCTCACCGTGTGGAATTTATCGTGTGCGATCTTGGTCGACAGTCAGACCCGTTCGTGCTGCACCTCTACGCGGCATTGGCCGAGAAGGAACGCGGCATGATCAGCGCGCGAACCAAGGCGGGCTTGGCGGCTGCCAAGGCGCGCGGCACCAAGCTCGGCATGAACGCCCTCTCCTCTCGCGAAGTGCGGAAGATCGCGGCGAGCGGCTCCAAGGCGAACCAGGTAGCCGCTATGGCTCGCATCGAGACACTGCGCCCGCAAATCGAATTCGCATTGAAGGGCGATGCGTCGCTGCGAGCGGCAGCAGAATCACTCAATACACGCGGTATCGCATCGCCAGCCGGCGGACGCTGGCACGCGCCGTCGCTGTTGAAGGCCGCACGTCGACTCGGCTTGCGCAAGGCTGCCTAGAACGCACTCTCGGACATAGCATCGGGAGCAGGCACGATCGCGCCGCTCTACGCGCCTCTAATGCGGCTACACGCGACGCACCCTGTAACAACTACAATGCGTTTCGACTAGGTGCAGCGTGAAGGTTCACCTGCATGTACCGATTCCGCCGCCGCGCCTGTGGGTCGCATCGCTCGATGCTGAGTCGCCTCCCGGTCACATGCGAGTACTCAGCGCCAGCATCACGCCTACTCCACGTGAAACCGCGAAAATCCCCGGTACTTCCTTAGTCCCGGCCAAAGATATCGAGGCCATGCAATCGCTGCTCCAACGCCTATTGCAGGCTTTCGAGCGGTGCGATGCATCCAGTCGCCTTGAGATCATCACCATTGCCGAACGCCTAACAGGTATCACATGAACGCTCAAGAATTCGATTGGAGAAGCCCGAACTATGAAGAGATTTACCGGCAGCGTGCCGAGAGACTGGCGTGGCTGCGTGCACACCCAGAGGCGCTGGCGGACCTCAAGCAGTACTACAGCGAACACATCGCGGATTTTATCGATGATTGGTGCTTGACCGCAGACCCACGCAATCACAGCCGCGGCATTCCTATCGAGGTGCCGTTCAAGTTATTTCCGAAGCAACGCGAGTTGATTGAGTTTGTGCTCGCACGAATGCGCGCACGCGAGCCGGGCCTGGTCGAAAAAAGCCGCGACATGGGCGCGTCGTGGGTCTTGATGGCCATCGCTGCGGCGTTGAGTTTATTCCACCGCTCTTTGGTGATCGGTGTAGGCAGTTCCAAGGAATCGAAGGTCGACGGGCTGGGCGATCCATCGAGTTTGTTTTGGAAACTGAAATTCCTCATCAAGAATCTGCCGCCTGAGTTTCGCGGCAACTGGGATGAATCGCGAGACTGTGCCCACATGCGCGTGCGCTTCCCTGACACTGGCTCTGCGGTGGTTGGCGAAGCTGGAAATGAAATTGGTAGAGGCGGTCGCACGGGCCTCTTCATTGTCGATGAATCTGCATTTTTGGAGAACAGCGAGCGCGTGGAGATGAGCCTCGCATCGAACTGCGACACGAGAATCGATCTCTCGACACCGTGCGGCCGTGGCAATGCGTTTGCCGTCAAGCGATTTAGCGGCCGGGTTCCGGTGCTCACCCTAAGTTGGCGGGACGATCCACGCAAAAATTACGAGGGCAGTACCTGGTACGCGAGGCAATGCGAGCTGCTCGATCCGACCACGCTGGCGCAAGAAATCGATTTGGATTATTCGGCGAGCGTCGAAGGCGTGTTGATTCCGGCTCCGTGGGTCAACGCTGCGATTGGTGCTCACACGAAACTCGGAATTGTTCCCAGTGGGGAGCGGCGCGGATCGCTCGATGTCGCTGATGAAGGCCGCGACCGGTGCGCGTTCCTCGGTCGGCACGGAATCCTCCTGGAGCGGTTGAAGTCCTGGAGCGGCAAGAACTCCGACATCTACAGCACCGTCGTGAAGACCTTTGGCCTCTGCCAGGAGTGGGGATTCCCGGCCTTTGACTTCGATGCGGATGGCCTAGGCGCCGGCGTGCGCGGCGATGCGGCTGCAATCAACGTCACGCGTCGTGAGGCCGGCAAACCAGAAATCCTGGTAGAGCCATTCCGCGGGTCGGGTGCGGTGTTCGATCCGGAAGGCAGCATGATCGAAGGCAGGCTGAATAGAGACTTTTTCGCCAATCTCAAAGCACAGAGTTGGTGGGCGTTGCGTCTGCGATTCCAGGTCACGCATCGCGCCGTCGTTGAAAAACTCCCATTCGATCCGGACTCGATCATTAGCATCAATCCCGCGCTCGAGGAGTTGAACAACCTGGTGAGCGAGCTTTCGCAACCAACCTACTCGCTGAATGCGGCCGGCAAAATTCTCGTCGACAAAGCACCGGATGGTGCGCCGAGCCCGAACCTCGCCGATGGCGTCATGATTTCGTACTCGCCATTTCGCACCGGCGCATTCTTTGCCGCTCCAGCATCCAAGGCCGGCACATCGATCAAGGTGCACGAACTGCCGCCGACGCTGATGGATCATGTATTTTGCGTCATCACTTTCGCGAACTCATCCGCGGCGGCCGTGTTTTGCGCGAGCTGCTCGAACAATGACGGCACTCGCGGAGCCACATTTCATGTTTTGGATTGGGATCTGACTGAACTTGGGCCAAATCTCGAAGGCTGGGTGCGAGCGACGGTGCGACGGTTGGATGATCTTTTCGCAATCGTGGCCGGCTTCGCCACTACCGGCTTGCCCCTGGGCACCAAGGGGATGTACATCGATGATCCGACACAAATTTACACCGAGTTTTTGCGCCAGCGCGGCATTGAAGCGGTTTCCCTTGATCAGGACCTATTCCCCAGCGAGGCCCTTCCGCCGGTAGAGGAGCGCTTTGCGAAGGCGCGCCCCTACGTAAATCTAGGCCAGTGCGTCATCGACAGGCCGGCACTCGAGCGCGAAGTGACCTTCCGCGGCTCCAAGCGCAATTACCTGCGGGAAATCCTCCAGGCTGAAACTGTGGAGAATGGCGCTCTGGCGCAAGCGTTCGCGAGCGCAACGCTGATGGTTTTTAGGGGCGAAATCTCCGTCGCGATGCCGAGCGAAGCGGAAGTGATGGAGCAATTGCAGGCCATCGGGATGTTCGGGGTCTCGTAGTCAGACATTGCGCCTTGCGGTGTCACTATTAATTGGCAAATAAAAAGCAATACCGCGTGTCGCCATGGGCGGATATGGTCTCGCCATGGCAAAGACCACCAAAGATGTCACAGTCAGCTTACGCACCCAGACGCTCAAGGCGCTCGATGCTGCCGCGCGAAAGGATCGCCGTTCGAGATCCGCATTTGTTGATCTGACGCTGGAGCGCGCATTGAGCGGCTCACAGCGCCAGGCCGAGCCCCAGGCCTTCGCCGACTCCGAAGGAAAGGGAAAGTGACCGCCACGCTCGACATGATTCTCGATGCGACCTCGCGCCTTGCCGGGAAGCACCCCTCGCAGCTCAGCGACGAAGAATTGGGCATCACGTGCGCGAAAAGCGATCCCAACTTGGCCACGTTTATCAGGCAATGGATCACCGAGTTCGGCCTCCCATACAAAGTAGGGCGCGCGACGGCCATCAAAAACTCTCTCGCCGACAGCGGCGAATCACTTCAGCAGCAAGGAGCAATGTCTATGGAATCCCGTCTATCACCTCGAGATGCGCAGAAAAAAGCGCAGACCACCCACGAAGCATTCGGCGATTCTGCGGGCGCACCAGCATTGCTGAATGGCGAGACCACGCGCGATTACCGGGTGCGCCTGCTGTCTCAATTCAAAAAGCACTCCAAGATCTACAAGGATATCGACCTGAACAATGTTCAGGACGAAACGGCGTTCACCGCGATCGAGGATGCGATCTACGCGGATGCAGTGGCGGCGCTGCGTGATCCGGCGAACTTCAAGCGCGGCGTTTTGATCCCGCAAAAGATTCGCGACAGTGCGGGGCGTGAGATCACAAAGTACATCGGGCAGGACGGTGCATGTTGGGACCAATTTAACCCTCCCATCAGGCACGTGCGGCGTTTCAACACTTCCGGAAGAGTGGCGTAGGTGCTCTCGTTGCTCAAGCGCGCTGCTCCAACCACCGGCGACGACGAACTGCTGCGCTCGAAAATCGCTGCCAGAGATGAAACCAAGCGGGCGATCACGGAAAAACGCGCGAGCGCGGATCGCATGCAGACCGCGGTCGGCGGCGCCACTAAGGATGCGCGAGAGAGTGCGGCAGCAAATCGCGCACTGAAGGAATTCCGTTCGGAGTATGCCATCGGCGGCTGCAAACACTCCGACTTGCTGAAGCTGCAAGCGCTGGAAAATGAGGCCGCGGAGAAGGCCAAAGTTGCCGAGCGCAGCGCTGCCACTGCGGAGCTTGTGCAACGGGAATTGGTACGGCTCGAAGACTCGATCAAGTCTTTAGAATTGGACCTGGGCGGCTATGAGGAACAAATCGCCGGTGCGCGGGGTTTACTTCTCGCGCAGAGCCCGGAGGCATCGGCGTTGCTTGCCGACCTCGAGGCGATCGCGGACCAATATCGCGCCAAGCGCGCGCAGGTAAGGGGGCTTGTCCGCGTTTTGCACCCGGCTTGGAACGAGCCACCTTCGCCTGCCAAGAGCGTCGATGGCGCGAACATAATTTACGAGAGCCTACAGCGCGCAGCGATAAAAAGCTGGGACCAGGAACGCGCTGGGCCACGCGCTCGCGATTCTCTCGATGGAACTCACCGTGATGAGGAAATGATCGAGGGACATGCGGCGCCGTGGCGCGCTCGGATCGCGGCGCTGCGCGAAGAACCAGATGCAGATTGACTTTAATTACGCCGAAGGGCGCGCGCGCGTCGAGTCGCGCCTTTCGCTTCCCTGGGGAGTCATGGCCCAGGGCCGGGATTATTCGGCGAGTGCCCGGACTCCAAAAAACCCCGAACGCCGGCGCGCGCTTTTGCCCCTCGGGGGCATTCCTAACACGGGAAAACCATTTAGGCGCGGTGGCCGGCCCCAACTAACAACTGAAGGGAAATAATCTCATGGGACAAAATCTAGCCGTTCAAATCGTAAGCCCAGGCGGGGGCAGCCAAATCGGCGGCATTCATTCGGCCCTCAACATCACGTCCGCATCGGTCGTCAAATCCTCCAGCGGAACTTTGTTTTCCATCATCATCCAGAATGCAGGTAGCAGCGGCAATTTGATTATCAATGACAGCGCGACAATCGGCGGCGCGGCGACGTCCAATCAGATCCTCTCCTTCACCGCGGCGCAGCTCGCCTCGCTTATTCAAAAATGCTTCCCTGTCGCACTCGATTTCCCGTGCTTAAACGGTATCACCGTTAGCGCCGTGCCCGCCGGCAGCCCAGTCTTCGCGATCGCGTACACCTGAAGGACATTTAAGTGGGCAAAAAACTTTTCACCAACAATGCCACCGCGCCGCTCGCCTCCTCAATCAGCGCTGTCGCCTCAAGTTGTGCGGCTGTAAGCGGTAGTGGCTCGCTTTTCCCCGCGATCGTCAGCGGCAGCGGCAACTCGTTTCAGATGACCTTCAGCAAGGTCGTCGCAGGCGTGGTCACCGCGCAGGAAATCGTCACCGTCACGGCGCGCACCGGCGATGTCTTCAGTATCACGCGCGGCCAGGAAGGCACCACGGCCCTTGCATGGGCAGCCGGCGATACGATGGAATTGCTGCCAACGGCCGCGGGTCTCGCCTCGTTCCTGCAGGCGGCCGACATTCAATCCGGCAGTACGAATTTCAGCGTCGACACCGGCACAGCGAACGCTTATGTGGTCGGCTTGACGCCACCATTGGCGGCGCACGTCGTCGGTATGCCCATAGTCTGGAAAGCCACCAACACCAATACCGGCGCTTCCACTTTTAATGATGGTGCCGGCGCAGCGGCGCTCGAGACACCAGCCGGCGCCGCACTTTCCGCGAACATGGTCGATGCAGCCGGAATGTTTCTCACTTTTTGGAACGGCTCGGTATTTATATTAGCCAATCCTGATTGGGCGGGATTCGCGCTCGCAGCCGCGGCCGCCGCGCTCGCTGCTGCAGAGGCCTTCGCCGAGAACGCTGGCAACATCAGCGCCGGCACCGTCGCCGCGGCGCGCCTGCCGCTGATAGCAAACCTGCAAGGCTTGACGATTTCGCCGGATCCCGGCACCGTCCCAAGCGGTCCTGCCGGCTCGATCTGGTTTTATTACTGATGGGCGCAAAAACATTTGCCGAGGCGGCTGGTGCGGGGCAAAGGATCAAGAAGATATTCGTCTCCGATCCTTCAGGTCCGGCTATTCGCAATCTAAAGAAGGTTTACGCCACGCAAGTCACTGGCCCAGCGAACCTGGTATTCAGCGCTGCGGACGTGCTTGCCATGGTCGCCGGCGGCCCTGCGGACGGCTCAACCGGCTACGCTCAGGGGGGCCTAGGCTCCCTCACCCCGAGCGTGCTCGGCGATGGCGCGACGGTTTTGGAATTGGCGGCCAGCGTGACCACGCCATTCCCCCTGATTTTCTTTATCGACGGCTATGCCGGAACGATAACGACCAACTATCTCACGAGCCTTACGATCAACTCGACCGTGTTTCTCCCGGCGGCCGCAACGTTCGGCGGGGGCGGAGCAGGCGCCAGCGCAATCTGGACTTGGAGTTCCGGCTTTCATCTCATCAGCGGCGATGCGTACACAATCACTGTGGAGAGAAGCTGATGAGCAGCTCTTGGTTCGGTACAAATAATCGAAGTATTTTCTTCGGCGCAGCAGCGAGCTACACAGTAATCGGCGCTGATTGGGTCACATACCCTGGAACCTAAGGAACTTAAAAATCATGGCTATCACTTTTGTTGGAGCCTTGTACGAATCCGCGACGGAGGCCACAAGCATCACCAACCCCTACGCGCCCACGTCGGGCCACTTGCTCGTCGTCACGGGCTCAGTTTGGCGTAGCTCCACGCCGAGCTTGTCGATCACCGACACCCGAGGCAACACGATTCCGGCCGCTACGACCGATGTCACCCTCGCCAGCGTGCGCCAAATGATCTGGCTGATCCCGAATTGCATCGGCGGATCGGGTAATTTTACTCTTACTGCGGGTTCCGGATCGGATGTCAATCTCGAAGTCGCCGAGTATAGCGGCGCGAGTTTGACCGCGGCGTTAGATGGAACACCCGTCACCAATTCTTCTAGCACAGAGACGGGCACGATAACGGTCGGCCCCATCACGATGACCAATGCAGGCAGCATGTTGGTCGCGGGCTACTACGACAGTGTTTCTGACCATGCCGTCACCTTAAGCGGCACGGCGGCTTTAACGCAGCGGGAGAACGGCTTTAACCCAGGCCCTGGCACTTTCGAGTATGCGGACAACGTGGCCGCGGGCATCGGCACCTTCAGCGCAACCATGACTTGGGTGGAAGATGACAGCAACAGTTGCGTGATTTCGATGATCGGAATTCAAGCGGCAGGCAGCGGACCCGGCCCCGCGCCGCAGGTTAGCTCGCTCTCTTCCTTCAACCTCGGACCTGGTTAATCGTCATGTCTGTGAAAGCAATCCTCGATATCGATGTGAATGATGCGAAGTTCGCAGCTTTTAAGGCGCAATTCGATAAATATCATGCGGCCTTAAGCAAACAGTCCGAGATGTGGACGAAGGCCGGCAAGTCGCAAACACAAATCGCGAGTCACTGGCAGCAACTTACCGCCAAGATGATGGCGCAGCAAAACGCCAAAAAGGAAACATCGGACGAGGGAAAGAAAGCGATCACGAATTTGCGCCAGTCCGATTCCCTGTGGACCTCGATGTCGAAAAACACCAAGGACGTCGCAAAAAATATCGCGGGCGCCACTACGTCGCTGCTCCGATGGACCGGAATTCTCGGCGCGGTCTCTGGATTATTCGGCGCCGGCGGTCTGTATGGTATCAATCGCATGGCCGCAAGTGCTTCGAGTCAGCGCCAGTCCGCCATGGGCCGCGGGCTATCGGTCGGCGAGCTGTCCGCCTTTAACACGGATTTCGGGCGCATCTTCGGAGGGAACGCCGACCCATTCCTGTCGAACGTCAACGAGATGATGAGCGATCCAAGGAAATCCTGGGGCCTCATGGGCGTGAACAATAATGGAAAGACCGAAGACGTCGCGGTGAACTTATTACTGCGGATGCGCCAGCGTGCACGCTCCACCGATGATCGGAATCTCGGCATGTTGGACACCCAGACCGGAGTCGGCGCCGGCACGCAAGTATGGCGCACGCTGCACGACATGAGCGATAAGGAATTCAACGCGCAGATTGCAAAGAATCGGGCCGATGTTGCGCGGCTCAACGTACCGGATCCCACGTTGAAGGCCTGGCAGGACTTCACCGATCAGATGCATCGAGCCGGCCAGCAACTCGAGAACGTATTTATCAAAGGATTGGTGAAACTCTCAGGTCCCCTGGGAGACCTAAGCCAGGCGGCCGTCAAAACCATGACCACGCTCATGTCGAAGGATGGAATTATCGAGCAAGGTATCGGCCACCTCGCGAAGTGGATCGAGGGACTCGCGAAGAGCATGTCAAGCAATGACTTTCAGAACGCGCTCGCCAAATTCACGGGCAGCATCACCGATCTTTCCGATTTGATTCATCACGTTGCACACCCGTTCGAGTCGGTTGGATCATCCGTCGCCGACAAAGCCTTGGCGTTGAAAGAGTGGTTGCAGCCTACGAGAGGCGGCGTCACCTCGAGTATTGGCGCTTACAACCGGTATCTCGGTCGCAAAGATTTCGCCTATGGGTTCCCCGCGGGACTTCTCGAGGCCATGAAAAAGGCCGAGTCCGGATCGAGTTTATATCCGGCGATCTCGAAAAAAGGCGCGATCGGCACGTTCCAATTCATGCCGGATACGGCCAAGCAATATGGGTTCGACCCATTCGACCCGGTAGCATCCGCCAACCATGCGCCCGATTACATTCGCGACCTGTTGAAAAAATACGGAGGCGACGTCAAAGAGGCGCTGGCGGCTTACAACTACGGACCGGGCAACCTCGATCGGGTACTCGCGGCGCATCCAACGGACTGGCAGAACTTTGTTCCAGCCGAAACTCGCAACTACGCCAACAAAATCAGTCTTGAGATCAACAATAATACTGGCGGAAGCGCCGTAGCCGTGTTGAACGCACAGCAATGAAAAGATTGGCATGGTGGATTCTGTTCGCCCTGGGGCTTTTGATTTGCTCCGCGGCGTATCTTGTATGTGGGTCGGCCAACATCCTTTTGCTAGCCGCCGCATGGCCTTTCGGCAAAGTCCAGGCGGCGAGTTTGAAGACAATCCGCGATTTCAACAGTAAAGCAAAAGGAGTCTCGTGAGGTACTACGAGATCACAATCTCAGATCCGAATTCTGGCCAGGTCTTCCAGATGTCTCCGACCGGCACGGGCTTCATCAAGGCCGCCGGCGGCTCGACCTTCACGAGTTTCGCGAACGGAAAAAATTTACCCGGCGCGCTGAACGTCGAGTTCGATATTCCTGTCGTGCCGCTGCACACGCCACAGGGCCAGTTTTATTTGCGCGTCTGGGGCATTGGCCTGCCGATGATCAGCCAAGCCGCGCAGCTTGCTGGAATGAATCTTCTTATGAAGGTCGGAATGCAAAAGGGTCTGCCGCTCGCGAACCCCGCGCAGGCCGGCGTGATCCTTGAAGCCCAAATCTTCCAGGCCTTTGGCAACTGGCAGGGCGTGAACCAAACGTTGGATCTTGTCTTCAATGCGAAGGACTTAGAACCGGACAACGGCGTGAATTTCAATTGGGCGGCCGGCACATCATTGAAAAGCGCGCTCCAGCAGTGCTTCGCGCAGGCATTCCCAGGCTACACACCGAATTTCGACAACTTAAAGGCCACGCTTTCGCAAGGTGCCCCAGAGCATGGGATTTACTCCTCCCTCACTACCTTCGCGCAGTATCTGCAGCAGCGCACGCAGCCAATGGGCGCGAGTAGCACGGGGAATAAAAATTATCCCGGCGTTTGGGTCACTGTCAAAAGCGCGAGCAAGACCATCTACGTTGCCGACAGCCCGACGAAAACAGTGAACCTTGAGTTTAAGGATTTGATCGGCCAACCCACCTGGATCGATCCTGGGCAGGTTTCGTTCAAAACCGTGATGCGCTCTGATATCGATGTCAACAATGAAATCAAGTTCCCGCAAGGCATCCAGGCGCCTTTCGCGCTCACTTCTACGGTTGCGGCCCCCGGTTCACCGGCAAGCAGCAAAACCGCATTTCAAGGAAATTTCAAAATTAATGAGGTGCACCACTTCGGAAATTTTCGCCAGGCCGATGCTGAAAGTTGGAACACCACGTTCAAAGCAGCGGCACTGGGCACATGAGCGCCGAGCCGATGGGCCGACACAACAAGCGCGTGGGCATCGAGGAGACAGGGAGCGAGGCTTGTGGCCCATCGAAACCTTGCATCGGATGCAAGCACGCCACTAGATGTGCGTCGCTCAGCCTTGCTTGCGATTGCCTCGCCGTTTATGTTGCAGTTGGAGCAAGCGCCGCTCGCCTTGCGTACGCTCCGCGGCAACCATCAGCCGCAATTCGCGAGCGCATCGAGGCTTTCACGCTCAAGCGCAAAAGCGCACCGCCTCCATACCGCCGGCCAGCCATCGAGGATGAGGGCGACTGATGTTCGTCATTACCGACTGCTGGCTTATGGAGCACTCCAGAGCGGCAGCATGGACCCGCGACCAATTCGCTGTGCTCAACATCCCATGGCCGCCGCCGCGGGGTTGGAAGTGGCGGATAATCGGGAAGACAATCACCGACGATGCGCGAGCCAGATTTGAGCGAGCGATGAGAGCAAAACAAGCGCGGGCCGAGGCGACGCTCGATCTATTTCGCTGA